AGCAGTAGCATGATTTGATGCAATTACAAATCCACCAGATGCACCTACACTTAATAATTGAACTGAATCTTGTATGTTACGACCAGATGTCGTAAAACTTGAAGAAAATGTCCTCATGTATAAGTCTGCACCATCGGCAGATGCTTTAAAACCACCAGATGCTCCTGTTCCAGCAGTATTGTTGTCTACTTGAATTACAGTATGAGCATTTTGGTCTTTTTCAACTTCAAGGAGTTCTGCTGCACTATCAGTTCCAATACCAACCGAACCCGCTCCCGTTATGGAAAGTCTATTTGCACCATTGGTAAAAAAATCCATATTACCCGTGCTGTATATAACTCTTTGCCCCCAATTATCACCACCATAAAAAACAGTAATATTATTTGTACCATTTAAGAGTTTTATATCTCCAGCAACCTCAAGTTTTTTTGTAGGATTTGATCCACCAATATGAACATTTTGGCTTGAGTTTATAGTTAAAGCAGTAACTCCAGAACCAGTAGCCATTGATATATTTCCAGTTCCACCTTCTGTATTAATAGATAGCTTCCCTGTAGATTGTTGATGCATTATTACAGCACCATATTCGTCAGAAGGACTGCCAAATGCTATACGACCGGGATTTGCATCTGGAGTTAAAATTGATATACCACCACTTGCACTATTTTCTACTACTAAATCATCAGCATCTCCATCTGGAGTAACACTTCCAGCGGAAGCAGTATGCACATGAAGAGTTCCATCTGTTGGTGCAATTCCTACTCCAACTCTGTTCGTATCCAGAAATAATTTTGATGCAGTATCTTCTCCATCTGATACAACTCTTGCGGTACCATCTATACCACTATTTGAATTAGATACTTGTAATAAATCTTTATAGGTACTCGCTATACTTGATCCTGTTAAACTTGCCATATTATCCCCTTTCCATGAGATTATTTTGCACAGCTTTCTGTGCGGTTATTAATCAATGAAGTTCCACTTACGATCTTCATCTTCAAATTTTGTAAGTATCTCATCCCATTTAATCTTACCCATATACTCATCTGACATTGAACCAACACTTACTCCGGTTTCACCTACCATATCAGCAAAGGCTGCTCTTAAAGCTGAATTAACACTTGTACCAGAACCACCTTGACTATTTGCCCACTCTTTCAACATCTTACCCAATGATCCAGAAAATCCTAATGCTTCTAATCCAACTCTGATTGAATCATTTAAGCTTTTTGATCCAGATGTTATTCCAGCTACATCGCTGAAATATTCCCTCATAATTGTGTTAAAACTTTTTTTTGTACCTAATGCCATTCTATTATCCTTTAAGAGTTAGGGAGGGAATCGAAACTCCCTCCCCGATCTTTTTGTTTCTACCTATTAAGAAACTTTGGTGTGCATTTCAACACCCCAACCATCTATGATCTCTGTTACTCCCCAGAAACCAGAACCAATGATGTTATCACGAAGATAATTACCTTCACGATATATCTCGACTCTTAACATCTCACCAGCATATCCCATTCCCAAAGCACCGGGAACGAATACGCCACCTTTTACAGCATTAGATGCTACTGTAAACTCTGGTGAAGAATGCATATTGATACCAGCAATCTGACTTACAAATCCTGTTCTAGCACCTTCATCCTGTACACCAGCTCCAGCAAACTGTGCTGCTGTTACTAGGTCATTATGAACTCCATAAGTTCCCCATATTTGTCTTGGATCAAGTACCGCACTTGGCTGACCTATTGCAGAATTTTGCTTTAAAAGTGATAAAGCAGAAAACAAGTTATCTACTGATAGAGCTGCATCATTCGCACCGGCTGTATTTGAGAAACCATCAAACAAAGCATTCAACAAAGCATCTGCTTTAGCTGATAGAGCATTACCGATTAATGCACCAGTATTAGCTGCAATATCATCAGCATTTGACAATCTTGCTTCATCATACATTGGAGCCATTACAGAATACATATCCAAAGTACAAGTTTTCTTTTCTGTATCCAATGCAGTTGAAGGTGTTACTGTTCCTTCTGCTGTAGCTGCTACATCTGCACTTGTGATCGCATCTGATCCAGCATTGTATGCGATAAATGTTATTTGATCTGCTTTCGGTTCACCTTTTACAGTTACTAAAGGCATTGTTACGTTTGCTTCCGAAAACTTAATTACTGCTTCTGATTCGATGACTTCTAATAAGCCACCAGCGAAATCTCCGCTATCTCCTGCTGCCATTTCTATTATCCTTTTTTACCGAATATTGCATCCCAACGATCTTGAGGGATGTGGCTGAATGTGCTTCTCAAGTCTTTGCACAAAGGTACTTTCTCTTGACCAACACAAATTCTAAATCCATCTTCATAAGGTATCTTTTCACCATTGGAAACGTAGATATGCTCACCATCTTTTGATATAGCAGATGCTACATTCCCGGTATCCATACCCGTAGTTGGATTATGATTAATTGAATCTAGATGCAAACGCTTCTTTGATTTTCGCATAAGAACCTTTATCCAATTTACCTTTTGCCACATCTCTAGCTGCTTCTGTCAAAGAGTTATACCCTTGATAACCAGAAGAAGTTGAGCTGTCAACACTCGGAATATTTTTTGGTTTATTTATTAATTTATTATGAACTACTTTCATTTGACTATAGCTCATACCTTTAAAAGCTTCCCTATCTTCTTCTGGGAAGTCTAAAAGCATTCTATCAATCTCTACATTATCACGAGCTTTATATGATTCGAGTTCTGGAGTGACCTTATCAAGTTTAGCTTTGTTTTCTTCGTACAACATTTTCCATTCATCATTTTCAGCTAATTGTGCTTGACGATCTTCTTCCAATCTCTTCTCTAGCTCTGCAACACGAGATTCTGCTTTTTGCAATCGTTCTTTCTTCTGCATGACTTCTCGCAGTAAATCATTATCTTGATTGCTAGATACTGATTCATTCTGGTTTTCAGTTACCAACTCTTGTTCACTATCTTGAACTGTATTCTCGCTCATTATCTTGAGTCTCCTCTTTTATTTACCGATTTTAAAATTGATTGGCTTTTTAGTTGCTTCTTCAGCATTCTTTTTAATAAACCGATCAACTTCCTTTAAAATAAATTTTTGTATTTCTTTGCTTACAGGCATAGATGATTTAGTAACTACTCTACCCATATCTGCATTCCATTGAATCTTTTGTGCATTTGTTCCAGACCATCCAACTACAACACTATCTTTTGTAAATCCTCTGGTTTGCAAATTTCTCATCATATCCCCGGTTAATTGTAAATCAACCTTTGTTGAGGTAGATGATTGTCTCTTATACTTCCCTAATCCCTTTCTAGCCTTGTAGGTTGGCTTATATGGCTCAAAATTTCTTCCTTCGACATCTTTGCCACCTTTGGTAGTATGCACCCTTATTTGGTCTGATACCTCATCACCAACTCCTTTCCAGAATTGCTTTGTAAATGTTGGTATATCTCTTAATGTCTTAGCCACGTTGTTCCAACTGTTGTTGAGGTGTTAATGGTGTTCTTCTGAATCCACCTTTATTATCAATAAAATCTTTAGCTTCTTTTGGATCAGTAAGTTTTTTAGATACTGATGTTTCTTTTGCCCATCTATGCCTACAATTAAATCCGCCTCCATCAACAAATGCTCCCGGATACTGTGAATCAATCTGATTTCTTGTTAGGCTTCCAGATGAAACCATCTTCAAACATATATCTCTAGTCTTTTGATCTATCGGGCCTTGATAAACATAAGTAGCATTAGGAGGATCATTTACAGCCATTTCAGCAGTAACATTTCTCTCAAAAGTATTTAATGCTGTATTCGCAAGAGTTTCAGCTTGATCTGGTCTTAAAACATTGCCAAGCATACTCTGAGCTATCTCTCTTTCTGTTTTGCCTCCTATGATGCCTTTTACAGCCTCATCTATTACTTGCTCACCCATTGAACTGATCTGCTTTCTAAAAGTTGCTTCATCCAATCGAACCAATGCCAACAATGTTTCTTCTGTTACTGCTCCTGTAAACTCCATGCCACTTAAAACAGCTTGATAAGATGATATGTACTTATCTAAATCCTTCTGTAATCCAATCTTATTAAAAATATACTCATCAACATCTAGGGTACTAATTAACGATATGAACTCTGATCTGGTTAAAGTTCTTTGTAGGTCTAGAATATCCTCAACCATTTGAGCTTGAGCTTTTTGTAAAGCCTGTGCGAATTGTTCTGCTATTCTTTCTTTATCCACGTAATGCTTCTAATAATGGTGATTGAGGTGTTGGTTCTTCTTCTACCTCTGGCTCTAGCTCTTGTAATCTCATCTCTATCTCTTCATCAGTTATATCTTTATTGAAATATCTGTAAAGCTCTTTCTTATCCATAAGGCCATTATCCATCATAAATTGGAGTTTATCTTTCTCTGTATTCCATTCTTCTGGATAATCTGACTCAGAGAAATCAACTGCAAATGATTCATCTAAAACTCTTCCTGTATGTACCTCGATCAATCTCCGATCAATGGCATATCTTTCTTCTTCAAAATCTTGGAACATAGGGATGTCTGATTCTCTGCTTTCTAGGTTTTCCATGTTAAGAATCTTCAATGCTTGACCACTTGGTATCTGGCCTTGCTCTCCCCATCGTATTGATAAGGCATGATTTTGCCCTGTTACATTCAATAATTCTTTTACTCCAGCGATCATCTGATTAATATTAGAAGGAGGTGCAACAAAGGACATAGAGCTTCCTTCCGGGAGAGAAATTAAGCGATCTACTCCCCATTTTAGATTGGGAACTTCTTGATCTATTCCTGTAATAACAGGCGATCCCATCTGATACCTAGTGGCCAACATAACTTCAGTAAATGCTATCGAGGCATGGAGTGAGGCCATAGAAACATCCATAGCATCATACGGAAACATAATCCTAGATATTGGATTCATCTCATAGGGATTCAACATTTCTGGATTCCCCGGTAATGGATAGATACGACCATTAATATCATATAGGAAGTGCATTCCCGGTTCACCATCTCTATCCTCTGACCAGAACACAAACTCTCGATCACCTCTAGCATTCTTACCACGCTCATACGAATAACCATAAGGCTCTAGCTCACCCTCATAATAATATTCTCTAACATTAGGGAGAATATGATATTCAATCTTTTTCTTTCTATCATTCCATACTGATTTAATATGGATCGTACCTAATAACCA